CTCTCCCCCCATAGACTAACTATTTTCCGTTATTAGGATGTTTGACCAGTTACGTCAGCAAATGCTACCGCATCTAGTTCTTCCCATGTAAGACCAAAACGGACGAATACTGTGTATTCAATTGTGTCCTTCTTTGGCTTGTACTCACGGTTTACAGTGATGTCGCGCTGGAATCCCCATACACGGTTCTGTGGGAACGTTAGATCAACATAATCTGCTGGGTAGTAAGGAACTTCCTGAACATCAATGCCAAGAACACGAGTAGTGCGAGCACCACCGAATGTCTGTCCATTTCCGTTTAGGTAATCCTGACGATTTGCAGGTGTACCCGCTGGCTGACCAGCGAATGCTTCTGCGATTGCGTCAGCAAGTGTTCCGTTCTTCTCAACGATTCCTGCAAAAACGTCTGTTCCTGCGTAGAACTTGAGTCCTGACTTGATTGCACGATACTTGCGTGGCATTGCGTAGATGAGTTCCTGCATGACCTGTGGTGTCCAACCAAGTTCAACATCAACGACTGCTTCATGAGCATCGCCACCTGTCTTAACCTGATTTACGAAACCGTTCATGATTCCTAGGAATGGATCTACACCTCCGTTGCCGTTAATAGCAAGATCCTCAAGGTCGTTACCAAATGCGTTTGTCATCAAACGTACTAGGTGATCCTCAAGTGCTGATCCTTCAATGTTATCTTCAAGTGCTTCAGTTGCAACTTCCCAATCCAAACGGATCTTCTTTGTTGTAAGTTCAACCTTAGTGAATGTTGCACCAGCATTCTGGTACTCACCAAGAGCCTGTGAAGCAGCGCGAATTACACGCTCTCCAACGTTGACCTTTTCGAGTTCAATTGTGTTTGCACGCATTGTAACTCTACGTCCGTCTTGGGCGAGAACTGTTGCATCCCAAACATAGTCGATAAAACGACGGGATTGCTCAGGATTTAGGATTCCACCAGGAGCACCAGTTGGATTAACTGCGTTTGGTCCATCTGTAGAACCCATGAGTGCGTTGGGGATGTTGCCTGCGTTACCGTAAGCATCTCCATCAACTACTGCATCAGTACCTCCGATTCCAAGGTTTGCTACTGCGCCCTGTCCCTGATATAGACCAGGATTTGGATCGCCGTACTCGCTTGACTCGGAAGGCTGATTCTTTAAAATATCTTCTGCCATTTTACTTTCACCTCCTGTGATTTCTTTTATTAATTAAATAGGTCGGCATTTGTGAGGAAACGACCGCCCCATGAAGAAGTTGCCTTCTCCATTATTACTGGTTCTTCCTGCAAGATCTCGCCAAGATCAGCAGACTTACGGAAAGCGGTGTCCTTTTCCACAGCATCTACACGCTTTCCAAACTTATCTTTTACCTCTTCTACCTCTGTGCTAATTCCAGCAACTGACTTGTTAATGCCTTCAATCTTGGCATCAAGAGCCTTTACTGTCTCAGCAAGAGTGGATAGAGCAGATGAAAGACCTTCTGAAATTTCACTAATCATCTTAGTGGTTGCATTAACATCCTCTTCGCTAACTGCGTGAGGGGCATCTGCCTTCATAGTCTCTTCTTCTTCTTTTGAAGAATCCATCTTCATGGTTTCCTCATCTTCCTCGTCTTCCTTATCTTCTTCAATTTCAATTTCAATTGCCTTTTCAACTTCTGGCTCTTCAGCCTTGGTTGTCTCAGCACCTTCAACAGAAACCTCTGTAACAGGAAGCGTGGTTGGTTCTGGATTGATCTGGCCGTCATCGGCAGATTTTTCAATCTCATCTACAACAACAATATTTGAGTCCATCTTGCTTACCTCCTTTACCTCTGATTTACTAATCGCATTAACTTTTTCTAGTGAAGAAATATTTTTAATAACGCGACGATTGTTTGGTACTATTATACCGTCTGTTTGTGAATACTCTTTAATAATCACAACTGGATCATCTGACTTCGCCATAATAGCGTTTTCGTCTGATGAAAGTCTTGCCCCACCCTTAAAAACAATCTGCATAACTCTACCATAAGATTTATCAAATTTAACGTAAGATCCCTCTTCAATGTTGTGTAG